CCTCCAAGCTTTGACTGTATGCGGCGAGCAATCAAATAATTTTGCTGCCGTATCTATACCTATAAATTCAATATATTTACTTAGTGTTACTCGTTTCACTTCACGCTCCTTAAATGCTGGCTCCAAACCCTGACTGTATAAATCCATCAGTATTTTTTCGCCTATTTGTTGTTGTCTGTGGAAGTAATTTATCTTCCATTGATTCGGGTTGATTTTTGCTTTGTTCATCTGTACCATATGTCTAATTGTGTTTTCTTAGAATTGTAACTGAAAACATTTACATTAACAACTGGAGAAAAAAATGAACATAAGTATTCAGGACCGCATCAAGTCACCGAGCGATTTAGTTGAATCGCAAGGCGCCAAACTTTTAGTATATGGCGAAAGTGGTGTAGGTAAAACAACTCTTTGTCAAACGGCACCTGGTAAAACATTAGTCGTTAGTATGGAGAGTGGTCTTCTTTCTATAAAAGATGCCCCTGATCTCGATGCAATCGAGGTTAAGGAAGCTGCTGAAATAGAAGAGATAGCTCAACTATTAGAAAGTGGTCAACTTCAATACGACACAGTTTGTCTTGATAGTGTGACCGAAATGGCAGAAATCTTGTTATCGCAAGAAAAAGCCAAGAGTAAAGATCCAAGACGTGCGTACGGCGAGGTCATCGAAGTGATGATCAAAACGATGCGTAGGTTTAGGGACTTGCCTGTTCACGTTATATTCATTGCTAAACAAAGCAGAGAACGTGACGAACAAACGGGCGCATACCATTATCAACCGATGATGGTCGGAGCCAAACTCCCTACGCAGATACCTTACTTCTTTGATGAAGTATTGGTTCTTCGTACGTTTGACGACGAAAATGAAGAAGGTAAAACTGTCACCACAAGATGGTTGCAAACGAGAATTGGCCAGAACTATATCGCCAAAGATCGTTCGGGTAAGCTAGACGGGTTTGAGTCACCCGACTTAGCTAGTGTAATAAATAAACTCGGATTTGCAGGAGGTGCAGCATGAGTGACTTTGAAGGATTGGAAATAGATCTGGATGTAGCAGAGAGTAGTTCTGCGATTCCAGAAGGGGATTACCCCGTAGTTATTGAGTCTTGCGAAAAAACAAAATCGCAAGCTGGTAACGATTACCTGAAGTTAGAAGCAAGAGTGACTGGCGATAATTACGCCAATTGGATTTTGCGTAAGAACTTCAATCTTTGGTATATGAATGACGATAAAACAAAGCAAGAAGAAATTAGAGGCTACGCCAATAATGATTTTGCTAGGTTGTCAAAAGCTGTTGGTTTTACTCAAGTACCTAAGAGTGCTTGGGATTTCCAAGGTAAAACTTTTGTAGCTAGAGTCGTTATTCAAGGTGATGAAGATGACGAGTATGGTCCAAGCAACGAAATCAAATCGTTCTTGCCAGCTGAAAAGAGTTCGGCTCCAAGTGCGCCGAAAGCTGCTGATCTTCCGCCTAGCATGAATGAGTCTGACGATACTTCTCCAGGTGAGGCATCTCCCCCGAGTAAACCCTCACTATAATCGTTCGGCTACGCTAGGAGTCGTCAGAGGCCTTGCTCAACCTAGCACTTTCCGTATAAAGCCCAATTAGTTTTTAAGATAGATAACCAATCATCCATACTCAATATGGCTATCGCTTGGTTGTCGCGTACCCAATCAGGATTGATCGCGTACAGAGGTATGCAAACTCGTATTGGTTTGCGGTTAAATTTGAATATCAATACAGGTATATTGTCGTCGCAACTTGCACATACTTGTCGCCACCACTCAGGCTTCAACCAGTCCCCTTCTTTATAGAACTTACACTCTATCGCGTGGTTGGGTATTTGCAGATCGCAAAGATCACGTTGCTGATATTGATCCAGGTTGCGCTTCGTTTGAAAGTCTATACCTTCTTCTATAAAAAAGTTATTGAGTATACGTACAACGTCTCTCTCAAACTGAGCGCCTTTGTTTCTGGAATTAATCTTGGCCATCTAGATCAAGTGTAACAACATTAGGACTGTTATAAATACTTGGCTTCTCACCTTTCAGGTGTCGCATATAAGCGTGTAGATGTTTTTCCATAGTCAGCCAAGCCACGTCCATTTGTTCGTTAGTTATCTTAAATACTTTACTAGCGAATGGTTGTTTCTTTTCTTGAGCTACAAATACAAACTCTTTAACTTTGTATCCCGCAGCTTCCATACCCCTTCTGTACCAAGCGGCCTGTTCTGCATATCCATACTTCAATACAGATTCTTTGAACGACTCAGGACTACATGAGTAAGTGGTCTTGTAATCGACAACGACTATCTCGTAATCCTGGTGTAGTCCTTGCGGTTTACAGATGATGTCTGGTCTACACTTGCACAACACGTCGTCTTCAAACCAATAGAAAGATGCTTCAGGTATCTTACCGTCGCCGTCTAAATACATCTTGCCTTCTTCTATCATATAAGCAGACATTTGGCTGATAGCATGCATATCGGATTCGTTGATTACGACTAAGCCTCTTTGTATGAACTCTTGTTTCATTTCTTTATTGGCTTTCGTATACGGAGATCCAAAGATTACGCCTACATTATTATGAAAGGCTTCGTCGCCCTCTACTAACATATAGTGAGCGGCAGTACCGAACTCCATTGCTTTGGTCGTTTCTTGTTCTACTTCAAGCGCGTGTATTTGGCTTTCACCAAACTTACGAAAGAAGCTAGAACTCTTACCGACATCAGAGTGGTAGAGTTCGTTAGGTATATCAAAGACAACAAGTGCGTTGCCCTTCTGGGTTGGTTCATATTGTTCTAGTTCAGGTATATTCATTTTTTTCTCCTATTAAAATGGTATCTCGTCATCCACGTCCCAAGTCTTTGCTTTATAGACTCGTTTAGTATCTTCTTCTTGTTGTCGTTTCTCGTAAGCAGCTTGCTTCTTAAACATATCTATAAAAGGTGAGTCCTCTTCGTATTCTAACAAAGTGGTCTGCACTACGTTGTCGCTGTAAAGTGGTTCAGGCCAATACCCTATATCATTCTTGATACGTAGCATGTTCTGACTGATCGATTCGCGTGGATTGTATTGGGGCTTTTGTATAGCTTGCCAATATTCTTTGATTGGTTTCAACTCCTGGTCGTCGCCAATAAATGTAATATCAAACTCTGTCTTGTCGTAAGGCAGATAAATAAATGTACCGTCTTTCTTTTTGAAAGGGTAACATCGTATGGGTTTACCTACTGTCATTTTTGAGCGCCTCCTTGTAAGCCAATTCAAATACATACGGATGATGCTTCAATACATAGATCATAGCTTCCGTCATTATATTTATAGAGCGGATGTCTTCAAACAGTTGGTTTACGTGGTCTGGTTGAGGTGTCCCTATCTGGTCCTTTGCTTGTTCGGACAAAGTATCATCAATTAATTTATCTAGTTCGTTCATAATTTTCTCCAAATGATTTATATAATCATAAACAAAAAACTTGCACACGTAAAGAAAATATATATACTATATGTAAATTACTTAGGAGAAAGATATGGCAAAGCCAAAAATAAACGAAGAACAACTGTATAACGATTTCAATCTTGAACTGTTGGATGCAATAGAAAAAGCCGAACCTTTGGGTACGCCGATGGTTGCACACGCGGGGTTGAGATTGTTTACTCAAATGGCTCTTGATTGCGCGCCAAACGAAATAATTGGATTGGGTGTCGTACTTGATACGATTAGAGACGTAAAACGCGACGACGAATCTGATGAGTAGTTCATACAAACCAAAAGAATACGTAGGTTATCAAGAGATATTGGATAACGTACGATCTATTGTTAAACGTATCGCGCCCGAGTGGGCCGCTTCATCTATCGTACAAGAGATAGACGCTTTAGAGACTACGATTGACGAAACCTTGTCAGGTCGCGCAGATATGGCGGAAGAAATATTACGGGATGATTTTGAATGAGTGAAGATATAAAAATTGAAAAGAACATACCTTTACCTAACAGCCGACAAAAAAAATCAAAGTATTCTTTAGACATATACAGTTTAGATATAGGTGATTCAGTTTTCTGTCCAACCGAAACTATGGCTAGAGCTATATATTTAAAATTAAAACGACATGGTTTCGAGGCAACAGCAAGAAAATGGGAAAATGGCTTTAGAGTTTGGAGAATAAAATGAACACCTTCTACATAATAACTGAGCATCATACGGAACCTGTCGAGTACGGTTATCAAGATGCGGTCATACATGAAGCAAACAATTGGAAACTTTGGAAGCCGAAAGTATCGGATATAAAAGTCAGAACTAAACTAGATAAAGATGTTAAGGTTCTTGTCAGGCGAGAAATACATCAAGACATATTGGAGTGTGAAAGTGAAACAACCTAAGAAATTAAAATTAAAACTGAAAGACGGAACGACTGTTCAATACGTCAAAGACGAACAGGGAGAGATACAGTATTCACCCGAGAAGGGTTTAGATCCAAAGGTAGCTAGAGCTAGGTGGGATGAGCTATACGCTACTGTATATAAAAGAGCTGAGACTCATTAAGATGCAGTATAATCAAACGTCAAGAATATTAACTGGGGGAGATATGAATGAAGAGGCCCTAATTCAACAGATTGTAGCTAATTTTAAAAAGCTGAACGAAGAAGACAAACTCTACGTATTAGATAGTCTGAAGTTCATCCAAGACAATCCTAATCTGGTGGTATTGAAGAATGAAGATAGTCAATAAATACACCTGGATACAAGTCTACGAAGTTAAACGAGGGAAGCGTTATAAGAAGTATATGAAGGTATTAACGCAACCCGACGACTCGAGAGAAGCAATACATACGGCTTCTATAAAATAATAGATATGCAGTTGCACTCTTTCTCCGTAAGAAGGTAAACAAATGGCTCGAGGTACAGTCAGCAACGAAGTACCTCACCCTTATTAATATGTTAAAAGCAGACGGTTTCGACAAAGCAATCATAGGACAGACCTACGATATGGTTGTATCGGAAGAACGTCTGATCTATTCGGTTGAGAAGTGTGTCGAGATATTGGTAGAACGTGACGGTATGACGAGCGAGGAAGCAATCGAGTATATGGATTTTAACGTACTTTGCGCGTATATCGGCAAAGATCAGCCTATCTTCTTATCGGAAGCCTACGACGAAATCGAATAATCCGCTATACTAACGGTATGTCTGATTTAAAATTAGTAGATCTAAACAAATACAAACGTAATCCTAGTCATATCGAAGGAAAAGAACGCCTGGACTCGTTGTTTAAAGACTTTGTACGCAGAGGTGCTGATCCCGAAATGGTGGCTGAGATGATTGTCGCTTACGGTATCTGCGAAGTCATAAACTACGCAAGCGTACCCGAAAGGGGCCTTGATTCGATAGCGCGGCTACTGTCGGAAAGTTTCGGGCTAGATATAGAGAGAAACGAGTATTTTGACCCCGAAATAACGGGTTTTGTCACAGATGACGATTAGTATGACAAAACTATTGGCTCTGAAACGTAGCTGTCAGGCACTTTAGGGGTTTTGTCAGTTTTGTCAGGGTATGGGGCTTTGTATGAAAGTATGGATACTGATAGTAGAAAAACAAGGGGGTCTAGTAGAATAAGTATGACAAAAGTACTATATATAGTAATAATATATATATTAGATAATAAATATACCTTATAAATACAGGGTTTCGTCGGATTGATAGTTTTGTCAGGATAAGTGTGACAAAACTCTGACAAAACACAATTAAGTATGACAAAACTAAAACCACACATCAGAAACAGTTTAGAGCCAGAATACATCGATTTGTTAGAATCGGAACCAATTGTTACACTAGCGAAAGCATTTCCAGGAGCAAGAGTAATATGCCTGCAAAAGATTTAAGAATAAGACAAAGTGTTACCGTAGAGAAAACTTTAGAGGAAGATGTCGAAGATATGCCTCTAGAGTATATGGACGTAGATGAAAGACAACTGACGAAGAGACAACGATTGTTAGTCTGGAACGCAGTCAACGATCCTCAATTATCGTTTGCAGAGGCCGCTAAGAAGGCGGGATATAAGAATCCTGTTGTTATCGGCAGATATATGCGAGAAGGCAATAAATAT